ACGCGACGTCGCGTGTGGTCTCGAGGTCATCGAAGAGCGTGTTAACCGCCAACGTACTGTCACCAATCAACGTGACATTCTGACGATCCAGAGAGCCACTGGGCTGCCTCGGTGTGACATTGTCAGCAACCAATGCGCCCTTGCGGACATAAGGAGACCAGCGATTGTTGGTTCCCCACCGCTGCTCCCACCTCGACAACGACGCCGGCGTAAAGGCTCTATCTCTCTGCGTATTCGACATCGTCATCGCACAGGCGCCCGCCCAGTACCGGTATGCTTCTTGCCACTTCAATCCGGCTGAAGGCGATGCTTTACTTGACCAGAGGTCAAGCTGCTTCAGAGCCGCCTCTGCGGCATCTACGACCTGTTGTCGGGGACGGAGGGTGTCGAGATACCATCGAGCCAAGATCGCTTGCGTACGGCGATACGAGCCCGCGATGAGGAGTTTGCCTTGTGGCGGTGCAGTCTCAATGAAATTATTTATAAGCTGCGCGGCGTCGTTGAGGGCAACCTGGATGCGTTGGTAGTTGATGGTGTTGGCGGTGGGATCCTCTAGCCTCGATAGCTCCAGTGCTTCATTGAAGCCAAACACCTCGATGAAGTAGTCGACGGTGGCTGGGTCGCAGTTGTTTGCGACACCGTATGCGTCACGAGGCGGGGTGTATGGCATGTTTTGTGGCTTCCTCTATAGTGCTTTCAACGCAGAGGAGGTGAAAGATATGGTAGGATCATTAGTAGTGGGATTTTTGGTATGTCTGAGACCGCTTCTGTTGACACGAACTTCGTGGTGTATGCGTACATGAGGAGAAATGGCACTCCGTATTATATCGGGAAGGGAAGGCCCGAGAGGCCCTACACTAATTTAGGTAAACCTTGCAAAAAACCCTCCGATAAAAGTAGGATAGTAATTTTGCATGAAAATATCGATGAAAAAACTGCTTTTAGTATAGAGATGGAGCTTATTGCTAAATATAAGAGAAAAGACTTGTATCCAGAAGAGGGGTTGCTATACAATAAATCGGACGGAGGTGAAGGATCTTCAGGGGCTATAGTGTCCAAAGAGACCAGAAGAAAGCAATCAGAGTCTAGAAAAGGTAAAAATAATTATAATTATACTCCCAAAGATTGGTATCACCCTGAGCACGGAGAAGTATTACAAAAATCCTCTAGGGAGCTTGCAGAGATGTTTCCAGATCTTAACTTAAATACCAGGTGTTTAGATTCAGTTTATAGGGGAGAAAAGAAAAAGCACAAAGGTTGGATTTTATTAGAGGATAAAGACATTGTTCACAGAAGAAATAATAATATCTTAAGAACTTGGTACCACAGAGATCATGGAATTGTTGAAAAAGTTTCCATTTCAGAGTTAGCAAAAATGTTCCCAGAGCAAAAATTAACTTATTCAGGGTTGTCCCAAGTAGCTAAAAATAAGGTTTCTGGCTTTAAGGGGTGGAGCATGGTATCAGAAGATTCAAACAACTGCTATCAACCATATGACTGGTATCACCCTGACCACGGAATAGTTTTAAACAAAACAGCCTCAGAGTTGTCTTCTAATTTTCAGGATCAGAGACTAGATAATAGTACTCTTAACAGAGTGGCTATGGGATTTGGCAACCAGCATAAAGGATGGAGATATTACGACAGAGATACTGGACCTAGAGAACCTAGAGGCAGAGGTAAAAATAAAAAGTTTAGCTGGTATCACCCAGACGTAGGAGAAGTCTTAAATAAGACTGTGAATGAATTAGCTGAGCTTTACTCAGACATGTCTCTAGTAAAGTCTAGTCTATATCTAGTAACTAATGGTAAGGCCTTTTCACATAAGAAGTGGGTGCTTCTAGATAACAAAAATAAAACAGTAAAGCAATTTAGAGAAGAAAAGAAAAACTAAAAAAAAAGCCCGCTGTGTAAGCGGGCTATACTTATTCAAGTAGAATACTTCAGGATTTATTAACCGGATTTAGGAACACTGCACCGGCACCTGCTCTAGAAGTTTCACCAAGACCGACCAGTTGGAATTCACGTTCGACCAAAATGTCTCCAGTAAAGGTACGGCGGTCAAGATTAAATCGCTCAGGAACGGCAATCGGAAATCCGCTGAGCTGATAGGTATAAGCAAAGGCCGGATTACCATAGTTGGCATCAAGAGCCGGGGTAAATCCGTCAGTTGCTTCTGAAGGATGGTAGAAAAGGATAGCTACGTTGTCGTAGATATTTTCAAGGGCACCAGTCTCCTGATTGAGCTTCAGACGGCGTGCTACACGAATCTCGGAAAGACCAAAAATTTCTGCCAAACTCTTTTCGTTGATTAGCACACCGCGCTGCATAAAATCACGGATTCTCTTGTTGCGTTTTAGAGCATTAAAAGCATCCGGGCTCAGTACCATCTTGTTAGGGTACACAGAGCACTGGGAGCGAACTTGCTCCTTCATGTCATCAATAAGTACCTCAACGTCAGCGGTAGGACTATTGAACTGATCAGCACCAGAGTTATAAGTAGCGAGGTCGAGAACGTTACCAGATTCGTACTGGGTAATGTCCTGTACCTTCTCAGCCACATATACTTCGAATGACTGCATCAGGCGGTTTGCGGCATCTTTAGCGGCATAAGCACGTAGATCGATAGCAGCAGCACCATTCTTAGCTTCAGCAGCAACTTCCTCAGCAATCTCCCAGCTAATAGCTTCTTGGCGAAGCGAGAAGCTCCTAGTTCCGAATTCGTTGGACACTTTTTGGATATTGGTTCCAGGAGCACGGAGGAAAGATTGTGCGGCAAACGCCTCTTTACCGAACGTAAGTGCGCGACCGGCACGCACATTCATACTTACAACTGGAGCAAAAAAAGTGGCAACTCCATCTGCATTACGGTACCCTTGCGCAATTTGCGTAAGGATAGGATCTACCACGCGAACTTGATCTAGATTCATCATAGTTAATTACGCTCCAGCTTCGTTACCGAGTTTGACCCGGATATACTGACCAGCACCAGCGGTACCGATCACATCCATTGCACGACCGAGAATTACACCAGCACCTGCGGTGCTAGAAGCCTTACCAGTCGCATCAGCGTACACAGCGTCGTCTACGGCGAAAGTCGAACCAGAGTCAACTTCGGCAATAGCGATACCGGTAGTTACGATGCTCAGAAGATTCTGGTACGCAAAAACCTCTCCTTTGCGCGGAGTGGTGCTCGGATTCGACTCACCCTCATACGTACCAGGCCAGATGTAGGCGGTAGCGCCAGAAATCGCGGTAGCGGGAGCAGGCAGCACGGTAGCAGCGGTGTCGCTAGTACGGGTCATAACCCGGAAAAGCTGCGCACCGATCTTGATCGTATCGCCAACATTCAGTTGGGGGTCGAAGTTAGTGCCGGTACCGGTTACCACGCCAGTGGTGGCGATAGCTAGGGTGCCAGTGAGAGCGGTGAGCGCGTTATCTTCAACCTGATAGCCTTTATCGGTCAGTTCGCCTTGACCATAGAGCTTGTAGACATTGAGGCCAGCGGCATAGCCACCAGCGACGGGATAAGAACCGTCTCGCTTCACGAAACGGCAGCGTCCGACACCATTAGCAAGTGCGGTAGCATCGGTCACAGTGACCGTTTCTACATACTTGTGGTCGAACGACATGTAACGGGGATCCGTTGCCATTTTGTTTATGTTCGTTAGTGTGTTTGGTGGGCGTATAGGGACGTATCGACTATAAACCCGGGGTGTTGGTTTCCTTTATGTGTAACCAGGAACAGAGAGGGAGCTTGATAACTTAGTTATCGTTCTTTCTGCCGGGAATCCGCAAGGATTCCCGTTGTTACAAGGATGTGGGTGTGATCCGCACCGGAGGTGCGGTATCAGATTTCGTCGTTAAGGACGAGTTTCAGCGCGGACATATAGTCGGTGCTGTTGGCCTCTGCATACTCAACCGCTTTAGCGTGAATCTCTGCATTGCGTTCATCGAACACATAGCCGTCAGCGTTAGGCTTGGGAGCCTTGGGCTTCTTGGGTGCGGAGGCGGGAGTAGCCACTTCGTTGAAACTGACCATCGCGGGCAGCTTCTCCAACATCGACTTCATAAACTCGAATTGGGTAGCTTTACCCGCCTCGCTGAAGTTCACGTTGTTCTTGGGGTTCAGGGTCTCCAGGAAACGGCTCAGGTCGGAGATGGGTACGATCTGCTCGGTGAGCTTGCCATCGCTATACAGACCTTCGCAGAAGTCGGTGATCTCCTTCTGGCGCATGAGGCGACGTTGTGCGGCCAACTCCTCTTCGAGTTCAGCTACCTTCGCAGCAAGAGGATCCGGAGCCTGCGTCTCCGAGAAATCGGTGGTTACAGTTTCAGACTCAGCTTCCGCATACCCTGGCATCATGCCCTCACCCATTTCCTGCGACCCTTGAGCGAGCTGATACAACGCCATGATGAGTTGTTCTTCGGTGTATTGCGAGGCGAGATCGGCAGCGATCTGCTCATCGTCGTCACCGGACATGTCATCCACCTCGGCGCCGGCTTCGCCGTCGCCTTCGGCCGGGGGCATATCGCCTTCGCCTTCCATCCCATCGGGTCCCGCACCATCGGCATCCACCGGAGGCGCAGTACCGCCATCTTCATCACCCATCTCCTCGCCATCGGGTCCTTCGACCATCGAAGCGGATTGAAGCGATTGCATGCCCTCCTGAACCATAGGCTCAGGAGCCTGGTCCATCATTGGATCGGGAGACATACCGTCCCCATACTCCATGTCATAAGGAGCAGGGGAGCCAGTCTCCTGTACTGCTTCGCCTTCCTCATCAGTGGCCTTCATGCCGTTGATGTTCACATTAATGGTCATGCCCCGCCCGTCGGCATGGTCGACAACTTGCGTTTCTTGAACGGGGGCTTCGGTTTTTCTTTTAGCCATAGTAGGTAAAGTTTCCTGGAATGAAATAGAAGACTCCGTTGGAGTAATAGTTATCGAGCCTTCGGGGGGTGTCTCGGCAAAAGCCGTGAGGCCTTTTACCGCAGGGATTGACACGAGGCCGAGGTGGCGCAATGCCAGTTGGCCGGGTGTCGGATTCGTATCCGCGTCGGGCAGGTAGAACGAGCTACTGACCTTCTTGAATACGCCGTCGCGAATCAGGCGTTCCGCCTTGGGGGTCAGTTCGACCTTCCCCCAAAGCGACTTACCCTTTCGCCACACTTCTCGGACCCAGCCAAGGGCCGGTGTCCCATCGTCCTGGTCATGACCGATGATCAGGGGTGCTTCGTGTCGACCGGGGTCGTAACTGGTCACCACCTGATCAAGGTCTTCGTCCGCAAAGACCATCTTCTGACCGCTTGAGCTGATCTGCGGACCGGATCGAAAGAGCTCGATGTATACGGTTCGCTTAGGCTGTTGCTCGGTCAGAGGGGAATCAGCGTTCAGAACTTCTTCCAGGTTTTTGCGAAGTCGTCTTGCCATATCAATCTTTCAACGTCAGGCGTTCAAGTTAGTGGCATCGAGGAACGCAGTGAACCGCTCTTCGTTACGGCTGAAGCTATCGCTCAGGAGCGAGACTTGGCCTACGGGGGTCCGGACAATCGTAATTGCGAGACGCTCGAGGGTCGGGCTGGTCGCCACATAAGCGTCCATCCGCACAGTTCCCTGCTCGAGAAGCGCGGCGCTATTATTGCTGTCGCCACAAACCACAAGATAGGCTTGCTCAGCACGATTACCGAACAACGCACCTTGGCGATAGAACTGGTTAAGGACTTGGTTCGCAATAGACTTGACTCTCGCATACACTGTGCCGGCCGAATCAATGCTCTCGAACAAGATGTCATCGAAACTGCGGTTCATCACATCAACGAGGACGTTAAGAATGACGCGAGTGTTCACGAAACGGAACAGCGGGCTGCTGGAGAGGGTGCGTGCGCCCCAAACCACAACGCCACGATTTGGAAGTGAGCGAATTGGGTTGAGGCCGAGAGCGTAGGTAACTTCCTGCTGCTGAGCACTAATGGTGAACTTGAGGCCGGTAACCCCGCGTAGCGGATAACGCGATCCGGCCGGAGGCTGCTGGAACCCCTCGTTGATGAAGCGTCCACAGGCGATACCAGCAACGAAGGAACTGGAGGGAACGAAACGGTCGCTCAGGTTCTTCACATACGGGGCGTAGAAGGCTGCGTGGCCGTAGAACGCACCGACGGTACGCTTCAGGACATCTAGTTCGTCCTGGGCTTGAGACAGGTTATCGATGTCACCGCCACAGTCGATCAGGGCGACGTGTTGGGTGTTAGAGATACCTTCCGTGACGCCGAACCGGCCCTCCGCTGCGGCGACGAGGGTTTGAGTCACCTTCAGCCTTTCGGCCACCGCCTCGCTGCGCGAAGCGAGATCGGAGCCAGCAGAATAGGCGAGGGTTGCGTAGGCCTCCGGCGCCATTAGGAATCCGGGCGCATAATACTCATCGCTCATGCCTTTCTCGATGGCATAGACGAAGTCCTGGGCTTTGGCGGCCGAAGTGAGCTTGTAGCTCTCGTAGCCAACATTCTCAGTCACCGAGGTGAGCTTGACAACATTGCTGTCGATCAGGCCTTGACGATTCACACCGGGCAGCACAGGACTCACCAAACCATTCTTCGCGGTGATCCGGACACGCAGGACGTAGCCAAACGACTCGAAGCCATTAGCGAGGGATTTGTCCAACTTCGCTGTAGCGCCAGCGGCCACAGTGACAGTGCTGGGGGTTACCGTCGCACTCGTATCGCTAGCGATGGCGGAAACCGTAAACCGGGTTCCGTTGACAACGATCACACTACCGACACCTAGTTGTTGTGTGAACAGAGTATTGGTACCAGTGACCGTACCCGCGCTAATCGCCACTGTACCGGCCAGAGTGATGTCCTCGAGGTCAGGGCGGATAAACGGTGCGCCGGCAGCAGATACGAGGTTGGAGACGGCATAACCGTTGTTGGGCGCGTAGTTCGTACCAGAATAATTCGATCCGGTCGCTACAGCCTCGATTTCGTAGTACTGTTCGAGGTTTTTCTCAGTCAGGATGGCGATCAGCTCATCGCGTAGGCCTTCGGCCAACTCATCTGGCGTCGCTCCATTGACAATAATGGCTCGGTTTTCGCCAGCAACCGACACGTAGAATACCTGTACTGAGTCGGGGAGGTATCCAGTCCGGGTTGCTACACCACCAGTGATGGTGACGGTGCCAGTAGGTACGGCGGCATTACCGCCAGACAAGATTTTCGCAAACGCCGTAGTACCAAGGTCGTAGCGCCAGTATGCTGCGTCGGCATCCGCCCATTTGTCTCCTGCGCCAACACCCGAGCTAAAATCTTTCGATACACCGACAACCTTGTCGTCGGGGATAGAGGCTAATCCTGCGCCGCCATTGGCGACGGTGGCGAGCAAGAAGTCCTTGAGGATGTCGGATTGATCAGTGGAGGGGTCATAGGTTCCGGCCGACGCCGCATTCGCAGCGGCGATGAACAGGCTGACAGCCGAACCATCGATGTATAGGACGGGCTCGCCAGTCTCCACTTCACGACTGTTACAACGGAAGTTGATCTCCTTGATTGAAGTATAGAGCTTGACGATGTCGGCCGTATCGAGATTTAGGGGCGATGCATAGCCCGTATCGCTGAAGTTGTAAGCGACGAAGCGGTCGATGACCGGCAGCACAGCACTATCTCGAGCAAAGATGCGGAATTTCCCTTGCGTAGCCTCAGTCGCAGTCTGCTCAACGCGGTAGAAGTCGGCGAAGCCGTCCGAGCTAGTGCCAGACAGATATGTGTAGAGGTCGCGAGCGTTGTCGGTGGTATCGATGCCAGTGGTGGTGATAACACGGATTTCGTCACCGTCTGGGTCGAGAACATTGATCGGCGTACCATAGTAACGACCATTCACCTTCAACGCAAAAGCGTTGTATCCGGCACCCGCACTGCTAACGCTCAAATCGATGACGGTCTCGGGGGTCGGAGTGACGCGGGTAAAATACAAGATCCCATTCACACCGACGTTATCAAAGTAGCCCTTGATCGCATCGTAGGTCACAGTGGCGCCCGTGCTACCGACAGGTACCGAGCCACCCACCCTCTGCAAGTAGTCTTCCGCCGATGCGATTTGAGTCGGGATGTAGGGTAAAAATTCTGAATAAATCCCTTCGCTACCTGCACCATAGTATTCGTCGGCCGGAGTTGTACCGAACAAATAACCTACAGCGTGGCTGGCGATGGGCTGTGGAAGTCCGCCTGTGACAGACTGGGCGACAAATACACCCGGTCTATTCAGCGCAGCGGCATTCACTGTAATCGAAGTTGCCAAGGCTTAATCTCCGTGGTTGACAGTCCTATCAATAAGCTTTCAACGCGATGTGGAGGCAAATTTACAAGCTACGCGCCAAACGCCTTGTACAGCTCGTAGAGGTTGGTCATTAGCCAATCCGAACACAGCTCGGGACCACACTTCGAGTTACCCATCATCCTCACCACACTGCGTAGCAGGAGGTTGAAGTCCTCTGGGCCCATGGTCGTCGAGGACAATTTCATAAACCTACTGAGCTCCATAAAATCTCGATTTTTTGAGATCTGGAACATGATCAACATATACTGTAGCAACTCACTCGGCTCGTTTTCAGGAGTGAATCGGATCTGGGTTGGCATTTTCATTCTTAATCTGGTCCATGGCTTCTTTTTGAATCATGCACATAGCGGTGAATTTGGACATAGGGACGATTTCCATATCTCTCACACCCTGAAACGACCCGTTTTGTATGGAATAGCACTGCTTGAGCCAAGTTTCCTTCGACATATAATTACAAAGGATGTGTTCGCGCAGAGCGTGATAGAGGGATCGGATCGTTCGAGGTGTGAGTTTTGCGGCCCGTAGGGGCCGGGTACACAAGTGCTCGAGGATAAGTGTTATGTCAGACCCTGAAATTGTTTCACTCTCGGTATCGAACAACGAATCGAGGTACTCTAGATCGTTGCCGGTGATATCGCGGAAGCGAAGTTCCCGACCACCCCCATCCACACACGTCACCGTGTAGTCATAATTGACCTCAACTTTTCATATCCTTCTCTTCACCCTCATCGCCCCCCAACAGCTCGTTGATTGCTTCGCCCAACATCTTGATCTGCTTCGCCCGCAACCTCTTAGCGTCCTTGAGGGTGAGTTTGCGGCCACCGGCCTCGGGAGAATGAAGAATACAGATAGTTTTGAGAGTCGCCTGGACCTCATCGAGAGATTTGTCACTCGAGATTTTCGTAATCTCGATTAAATCTTCTGCGCTGGGCTCTTGAAGGGAAAGAAATTTCCCTGGCGCGATCTCAACTGCAACGATTTCAGGGTCACCAAAATCGAAATCGGAGAGGACGGAGTCTTGCGCGGTGGTTTCAAGATCGCGCAGGGATTTGGAAGATAGCGCCATTTTGGTGTGGGTATAAGGTGTGGGGGATTTATCCCCTCGCATACCAAACCCTTCACCTAATTTCTTTGAGATTGGTAGATGTAGTTGAAAGCAGTGTAGGAGGATCAGACCCTTGGCTGTCCAAGAGAATCCGTACGGGTATTGGGAGAACGAACGCAGTAAGGCCGACTATCGGAGTCGTGAAACGCAAGCGAGTGCGTTGACACGGCAGATGTTGCGTCAGCCTCGGTTCCTGTTGCGAAGCAACAGGGTGAATCCGGGTCCGTTGCGAAACCTCCGGGCGCGGGCGGCTGACTCCGTCGCTCAGGTCCCCCACCAATCTTGTAACGAAGAAATGTGGGGCTGGCAGCAGTGGACCGATACTAGGGAGTATCTCAGCACATCGGAAGTCTCCAGTAATCTTCTCGAAAAGAATACGGACCCCTGTGATATCCCAGGGTGCGAATGCGGTGAGAGCTAAGTAGAAGAAAGTATTTTACGACAATGGCGTATTACGAGAACACTGGCCAAGTCAACGACGAGGCTATCAGTATATCTGGCGGCCGGACATTCCAGGTTATACAGCTAGCCGACAGCGAAGGTAATATTATCAATCCGGCTAGTGGTGAACTGGTATTCGATGGCGAAGTAAGCATCGGAACGGAGATTGAGGTTGCTAATGACTCCGGTAACCCTATTCCGACTGTAACAGGTCTGTCTATCCCTGAGCACGACTACATCGAGATGACTTATACCGGTAGTAATTTGACTGGTGTGGTCTATAAGACTGGTGGTTCTGGTGGCACTACTGTGGCCACGCTGGCGCTGACTTACGACGGCAACGATAACCTGACTTCTGTAACCAAGAGCTGAGGATTGACCAATGAGTGTTAAGTACGTCTTTAATCCGACCACTGCGACTATTGAGGCGACGGACAAAGTATCCTTTAATGGTGAAGTAGAAGCGGGCACCGCAGCTTCGCCAAGCATCTTCTTTACAAATGATCCGAATACGGGGATCTACAGCCCCAGCGCAGACACCTTAGCCATCGCCACAGGCGGCACTGGGCGGTTGTTTGTTGATTCAACAGGAAGAATACTTGTTGGGTACACCAGCGGACGCGGAGCCACTGCAACTCAGCATATCTACGGAATACCTACAGGAACTTCGTATTTTGAAATTAGGAACGAATCCACGTCTGGACAAGGTGATATTCTGTTTTCAGATGGGACAAGCGGGAATTATGGAATTGTTGGCTATGACCATTCCACAGATGCTCTTCGCATTTTTACTGCTTCGTCTGAACGCCTTCGTGTTGACTCCAGTGGCCGCTTAGGTCTGGGGACTAGTAGCCCTAGTGCACTGGGAAGAACCATCAACATTTACGGTGGTGCCGGCGAAGGATCTTCAATCGCTCTTGAGGCAAACAATGGCGCTGAGTTTTGCACAATCTTTTCTGGTTCGACTGCGGCTGATCCAACCTCGCTGTTTAGCAAGAGCGGATTTAAGTTTGCAACTGCAACCGCAAAAGATGCAACTGGCTTCAGCGAAAAGATGCGCCTTGATTCGTCAGGGCGTTTAGGGATTGGCACTACAAGTCCTGCGGCAACATTACACTCGCGGTCCGATAACGCTGGATCCGGATCAACGCCCTTGTTGATTCAAAATCGGAGCATTTCCGCAAACACTGCAGCAGGAATCTCTTTTGCCCCCAACATTTCTGATACGGCTGACCGATCAGCGATTATTTATGGCGTAAATGAATCGGGTGGATCTGGAAACGCAACTGGACTTACTTTTCATACCAATGCCAATGGAAGCTCTCCACAAGAGAAAGCCCGCATCGACAGTGCGGGACGCCTGTTAGTTGGCACGTCCTCGACTTCTAGTAACAATAGGCTGATCGTCCAATCCAACACGGATAGTGTCACTGGTCCAGCAACGCTTTTGCTGGCCAAAGGAGATAACGCTCCTGGCTCTGGCAGCAGTCTTGGTCTTCTTCGATTTGGTGGAAGTACGCATACGCACTCCGCCGAGATCTACGCAATAAGAGATGGAGGGACTTGGACTGCTGGTTCTAGCCTGCCTACAGCCGTAGTGTTCTCCACTACCGCCGACGGTGCGAGCAGCCCGACGGAGCGGATGAGGATTAGAAATAATGGGGAATTGTGGATTCACTCAAGCGGCGGAGATCCACAATTCTTAATCACAAACTCAACCGGCGCTGGTACTTCCATAAGGTTGATTTCTGGCAGGTATTCTGGTGGAACAATCGGAACAGGCACTGAATCCTTTAGGGTGTTCACAAACGGAAATGTTGAAAACACCAACAACTCCTACGGCTCCATCTCCGACATCAAACTGAAGGAGAACATCGTTGACGCCAACTCCCAATGGGATGATCTCAAGGCTCTACAGGTCCGCAAGTACAACTTCAAGGAAGGTCAGACCCACACGCAGATTGGCCTTATCGCCCAGGAAGTTGAACTCGTTTCACCCGGCCTGGTCAGCGAATCCCCCGACCGCGACGCCGAAGGCAACGACCTTGGCACCGTCACCAAAAGCGTCAACTATTCGGTGCTCTACATGAAGGCAGTCAAGGCGCTTCAGGAGGCGATGGAGCGGATTGAGCACCTGGAAACGGAGATGGTTGCTGTTAAAGCCCAGCTCTCGTAGTCCTACTCACTACTCCGCCTAGCTCAGCACTATCGCTTCTGGGAAACCGGGGGCTTTAACAATACAATGAAAACAAAATCTCGTTGAAAGCTAGATATATACAACCCCATGTCTAATGCCAATTTCAG